GACACGTACGCCAAACCGGCCTACATATACCGAATGCCCGACATGACGTACCCAATCACGGAAGATGTTCCCGACGCTGTTAAGGCTATCTACACTGCCGGCTATGGCGCAGCAGCAGACGTACCAGCACCAATCAAAGCCGCTATTCTGCTTGTTGTGGCTGACCTGTACGAGAACCGACAGGACACCATCAAGCGGATGCCCAGTGCTGCGGAGTATCTCATTGCGCCATATCGCTATACCTGGTACTAATGGCAAAACGAGCAGACATAGGAAAGCTACGGGAACGGGTGACCATCCAGACCTACACGACCACCGCAAACGCGTACGGTGAGCAGGTCATAACATACAGCACCTACGGCGAACGCTGGGCAAGCATCGAATACCGTCAAAACCTGACCGAGGAAGATCAGCTGAGCGAGCGCAAAACAGCGATCACTGAAGTGTGGTTTACCCTGCGATACGACGACCAGATAAACACAAAAATGCAGCTTGTGTACAGGTCGCTGACCTACGACATAACCGGCATCACGCATACAGCAGACCGAATGTATACTGTTTTGCAGACTACTCAACGCGACGCATAGCCACCAGAACACACAGCATAACACACGAACACAGCCAACCATGACCACCGAAAAATACACGACATGACCACCAGCATACACACCGACACCAGCGACGTACAACGGCAAATCAATGCCATCATGAAAAAATTTGACGACCCGGAAACCCGCTACCAAGTCGGCCTTGCCGGCGCTCCGTTCGTTGAGCAAGTCTACCGTTCACTGACATATCCGAACAAGGCGAACCGAGAGACACACAAATTTTACGGCTATACGATAGCGAGAGGGAACTGGCAGAAATCCATACAAGAATTAAGCAAGAGGCGCAAATACTTACGTGAAATCGGCCTTGTCGTTGTCGGCCCAAGGTATAACCGGCGCGGCTCAAAATCGGTTATCGGCACAACCGACAAAAACGCAGCTGCGGGCTATGCACACATGATCTACGGCTCAGCACGTGCATATATGCAGCGCATCACGCTGAACGCCGTCAACAAAGCCGCACCCATGGCAATACCGGCCATGGAACGCGAAGCACTGAAAATATTGAACCAAGCTGCCGGCAGCAGATAGCCAGCAGCGATAACGCCGGCAGCACCGGCCATAAATAACACAGATGTCAATAGGTACAGCCATACACAGCCTGCTCTCCACTGATGCCGCATTCGCCGGCATCATGGGCAGCCGCATATTTCCCAACACTGTACCTGCAAAAACATCGTTCCCGTTCACCGTATACACTATCATTGGCACCAACCCGACCAACGACAAGGATGGGGTGTCTCCGCTGGATGAGGTACTCATTCAGCTTGACATATACAGCAAGTCCTACGATACTGCCAAAGAGGCCGCAAACCGCAGCCGTGAGGTACTCGACCGATACCGAAACCTGTCATACTCATCCGCGCTGGCAATCGACCGCGCAATCTTTGAAGATGAAAAAGAGGGCGATTATGACGCAGAAATAGGTGTATACTGGACAAGTCAGGACTGGCGCATACGCCTAAACCGCACAGCTATTGGCGCGGTGTGGTTTTCCCAGACGTTCACCGGCACAGCCACCAGCACGCTGACCGTCACCGCCAATTCTGGGAACTTGCCGGCAGATGATGCCATTGAAATAACCCTAAACGGCCAGCTAATTTCTGGCTGGACACGATCAGGTAGTATCATCACTCTGCCGTTTACCACCGAAACCAGCGATCTGGTTGTAATCCGATTCCGCACACTCGCAGACGGCAGTACCGCGTTTGTGCAGACGTTCACCAACGTTACAAATGATAGTATTACTATTACTGAAAATAGTGGTACTTTGCCAGCAGATGCAGCGATTGACGTATACATACAGGGATTATTCACCACCGACTGGACAAAGGCCGGCAGTGTTATCACGTTTCCTTACAACCTCTCAGGCGACACAGTGGAGGTGCAGTTCCGTATTTTGTCGGCTGGCACAGCTTACCGGCAAACATTCACAGGCCAAACCGGCTACACATTGACCCTGACCAACCCGCTGCCGACGCAGTTAGCAGCAATCAAGGTTCACGTAAACGGCGTACTATCCACCGAATTTTCGCGCACGAACTTGACGACCATCACCATGAATTACGAGCTGTACCCGTCTGATTCCGTCACTGTAACATATTACACATGATAATCCGTATCATAAAAATATACCAAGGCTGGATACCTGGTGAAACTCCCGACATCATGCGCGACTTAGCCAAGCAGCTGATCGAGCAGGGCATAGCTGTGCCTTACAATCCGGCACGCGGTAAGCTGACAGAGAAGCAGCAGACCTCGCAAATTGTGAACGAGAACAAGCCGCAACCATCTGTTGTGGTTGTACCTTTGCCGGCAAACACCGGCACCAGACGTAAAAATAATTCAAACACAAACAAAAAATAATATACCATGGCCACTAGCGGCGTAGTAAATGGAACGGATCTTCGGATCTACAAAGGCGGTACAGCTATAGGCCGCGCAACTACTTGCTCATTGAGTATTTCCCGAGAAATGCGGGAAATCTTGGACAAAGACAATACCGGCAGCTGGGTAACATCAGCACCCGGGCGAAAATCAGCATCGCTCAGCAGTGACGCGTTTTTCACGTACGACACCAGCAATGTCAAACCAGAAACGCTCTTTACTGACCTCGACAACGGCACACTGGTTACGTGGCGTTTCACAACTGACGAAGCTGGCGACAAGGCTTGGGATGGTAGCGGTTACGTCACTGAATTTTCTGTCAATGCCGGCGTGGAGGAAAATTCTACTTACAGCGTGACGATCACTGTGTCAGGTCCGATAACCTTGGTAACTGAATCGTAATAATGGGGCTGGTGTCTTCGGATGCCAGCCAACCATTACAAACAGTACAGCCACACATCAAACATACCAACCATGATACAAACACACATTCAGATTGGCAACCAAGAACTGCCAATAAACTTTGGCCTTGCCTGCCTTGCGGAACTCGAACAGCTGTTCGGCTGCTCAGTAGCGCAGCTAGGCCAGCAAATCGAGCAGGGGGGCATCGGTGCAGCCATGCAGTTAATCCATGTAGCACTGAAGCATGGCCACCGAAAAGCAGGCAAGGAGTACGAAAACACCTACGAGCAGACCTGCGACCTGCTGGACGAGGAGGGCTTCGCTGTGATTGAGCAAGCATTTACCTTGCTGGCAAACAGCATGACTGCATCGACGCAAAAAAAAACGCGGAAGCCAGCACGGTAGGCACGAACAGTAACGAGCTAACCGACCTGCACGAAATCGCCTGCATGGCAGCATCCATGGGCATAGACGAGCAGCAAATACCATACACCACGCTGGCGTATCTGGCAGCCCGCGGCGACGGCCTAAACGACCAAGCGCTCGAGCAAATCAGGTTAGTGCGCTGGCAGACAACTGCGCTGCTCAACTCGATGATGCCAAAGGGCAAGAAACTGAAAGTGACCGACCTGCTCCAGCTGCCTGACGAGCAGCCCAAGGCGGGCAAGACAGATCAGCGGGCAGCAGAGATGTTGATAGCGCAGTTTAATGCTGACAAGTAGCGGTGGCGACAGTGGCGAACACTGACAGCACACCAGCAGCCAACACACATAAATAAAACGACCAATGGCAAGAAAAACAGGGCAGCTAAACGTAATGATAACCCTTCGCAAAGAAGGGTTCAACAAGGCGCTGGCACTTGCCAACCGCCAGCTAACACAGTTTGCCCGTAAGGCTGAGGAAGCGGGGCGAACGATGACAATGGCGTTTAGTTTGCCAACGGCTGCTATTGGTGGGGCGGCTATTTCGGCGTTTGCTGAGATGGACAAGCTGCGTAAGTCTTTGACGGCAGTGGCGGGGAGTAGTGAGGAAGCTAACAAGCAGCTGGAAAGCCTGCGCAAATTGGCGCTGGAGCCGGGTATTGATTTGGAGCAAGCGGCACAGGCATCTATACGCCTGCAAACGATCGGCTACACTGCTGAGCAGGCAGAGCAAAGCATCCTGCAACTTGGCAAAGCTGTAACACTTGCTGGCGGTACTGCTGACGACCTTAGTGAGGTGGTCAGGCAGATGACGCAAATGGAAAGCAAAAACAAGCTACTGCAAGAGGACTGGTCTGTAATTAGTGACCGCCTGCCAGCAATCAACATGGCTTTGCAGGATGCTTTCGGTACGACAAACCTAGAACTAATCCGCGGGCAAGTCGGCAGCGTTCGGGAGTTCAATCAGGCTATCATTGAGGCCATCAGTAAAAACGAAAAATTTCAAGGCGCACAAGGAGGGCTATCCAACGCAATCACCAACTTCCAATCCTCACTACGTCAATCACTCGCAGTATTAGGCGAAGCCATCGACAAGAACATCAACATCACCGCTGTACTTGATAAATTATCCGGCTTCATCAACCGAGTAGCCAAAGGATTTGCAGACATGGACCCGCGGCTGCAATCGGTTATTCTTGGCACTGCGGCATTTTTGGCGGCGCTGGGGCCAGTGTTGTTGGCGTTCGGAGCAATGGCGCGGATTATTCCAACCATTACGCTAGGACTGTCAACCATGCGGCTGGTGACTGTATCTCTGTTGTCACCAATCAAATTAATTGGCTCGCTAATCCTCAGCGCAGCAGGGCAAATCGGGTTTCTCAACACAGCACTCACAGCACTGCGGGTAAAAGCCGCCGCCGCTTGGCTCGCGCTGTCTGGCCCTATTGGCTGGATTATTGCAGGCGTGGTAGCCATCGGCGTGGCAGTGGTTGCCATGTATCAAAAGTGGGACACATTCCGCGGCATCGTAAAAGGCACATGGGAAGCTATTAAGCAGTTTTTCTATAATTGGTTTCCAGAAAAGCAAGACGTTGAAGATCGCGGCCGCACCATCGGCGAAGCCTACAAAGATGGT